AAGTATGGTTTCAGGTACTATGATAGAGTAATCCCTGAAGATTGGTTAAAAGAAAAAGGTAAGAATAAACATCCAAAGATAATTAAATTCACAGGTAAAAAAGTAAGGAGACTAAAATGATTAATGATAGATATTTAGAAGATGAAGACTTTGTTATACAAATAAAACCTCATGTAGACAGTAAGGGTTGGACAGGTGATGTGTCACTTAGCATAATGGTAGGTAAAAAGAATCCATTAAATGATGAAGACTTTGAAGCTATGTTAAATTTTACTAGGCAGATATGTGCTACTGTTCCTTTGATGGAGCAGAATAAAATCTTCAGAGATGCAGTAGAGGAAGAAGCTAATAAGCACCTGCCTATAGAAGATGTGTTTGACATACCTGATAAGACTAAAGAAAGTAGAGTCACTGAAATAGATGATAATGTAATACATATTTCTTTTGGAAAAGCAGAGACTAAGCATTGACAATGGCACAAAAAGAATATATAAAAGATATGAGACACATGGAATACATGAATCATATGGCAGAAAAGGAGAAACAGGCTATGGCACAATCTGATAATATCGAAATGGAAGACATGGTTAATAGTCCTACTCATTATAACAAAGCAGGTATTGAAACTATTGATGCCTTAGAAGCTATGTTAGTAGATGGGTTTGATTATTATCTACAGGGTAATATAGTTAAGTATCTATGGAGATACAGATACAAGAATGGTGTAGAAGACCTCAAGAAAGCACAGTGGTATCTGAATAAACTCATTGAGGTCTACGATGATAAGAGTTAAGATAATGATGACAGTCTCTGTAGACCCTGATGAGTATGCTGTACCTGCCGATGGCATGGTCAGCGAGGAGATTGAAGAATATGTAAGAGAAGCCTTCCATGAAATAGAAGGTGTTAATATTAAGAATATGAAACTAGTTAGTGAGGAGACATAAATGATACAGAACTATTTACCTACCGACTACCAAAACTTTATAGCACTCTCTCGCTATGCACGGTGGAAGGATGACGAACAACGTAGAGAGAATTGGGGTGAGACTGTTGATAGATACTTTGACTATATGGATAACCATTTAGTTAAGAACTATAATTACACAGTCAGTAAAGCTTTAAAAGAGAAGCTTACAAACCAAATAATGTCTCTAGGTGTGATGCCTAGCATGAGAGCCTTAATGACAGCAGGACCTGCCTTAGACCGTTGCCATGTGGGTGGTTATAATTGTAGCTACATACCTGTAGATAGTCCACGTTCATTCGATGAATGTATGTACATACTTATGTGTGGCACAGGTGTAGGTTTCTCTGTTGAAAGAGAGAATGTAGACAAGCTACCCATAGTTAATGAGCACTTTGAAGACAGCACTACTATCATTACTGTTGGTGACAGCAGACCCGGATGGGCAAAAGCTTTGAGAGAATTAATTGCTATGCTATATGTAGGACAAGTGCCTACTTGGGATGTATCACAGGTTAGACCAGCAGGAGCAAGACTAAAGACATTTGGTGGTAGGGCATCAGGACCTGCACCATTAGTTGAGTTGTTTCAGTTCTGCATACAGAAGTTCAAGGGTGCTAAAGGTAGAAGACTATTTCCTATTGAGTGTCACGACTTGATGTGCAAGATTGGAGAAGTTGTAGTTGTAGGTGGTGTACGTAGGTCTGCTCTTATATCACTATCCAACTTAGGCGATGACCAAATGAGACATGCTAAGTCAGGTCAATGGTGGGAGAATGAAGGACAGAGAGCATTAGCTAATAACTCTGTTGCATTTAAAGGTAAGCCTGAGATGGGTACGTTCATGCGAGAGTGGACATCTTTATATGAATCCAAGTCAGGTGAACGTGGTATCTTTAATAGACAAGCCGCCAAAGTTAAGGCACTTGAGAATGGTAGGCGAGATGCTGACCATTACTTTGGTTGTAACCCATGTAGTGAGATTATACTTAGACCTTATCAGTTCTGTAATCTTACAGAGGTAGTGTGTAGAGCCACAGATGACCTAGTATCCTTAAAAGAAAAGGTACGTATGGCTACTGTGCTTGGTACATTTCAATCTACTCTTACTAACTTTAAGTATTTACGTAAGGTATGGAAGGATAACACAGAAGAAGAAAGACTATTAGGAGTTTCCCTAACAGGTATTCTTGACTGCCCTATATGGACAGAAGAAATACTAGAGATACTACGAGACGTAGCAGTAGAAACAAACAAGAAGTTTGCTAAAGATTTAGGTATCCCACAGTCAACTGCAATCACTTGTGTTAAACCTAGTGGTACAGTTAGTCAATTAGTTGACAGTGCTTCAGGTATCCATGCTAGGCATAATGATTACTACATCAGGACTGTACGTGGTGATAATAAAGACCCACTCACACAGTTTATGAAAGATAGTGGCATACCTAGTGAGCCTGATGTTATGAAGCCTGACAGCACAACTGTGTTCAGCTTTCCTATGAAGTCACCTTCAGGTGCTATAACTAGAACAGCTATGTCAGCTATTGAACAGCTAGAGTATTGGCTTATGTTCCAAAGACATTGGTGTGAGCACAAGCCTTCCGTTACTGTATCTGTTAAGGAAGATGAGTGGATGAAAGTAGGAGCATGGGTATATGATAACTTTGATGAGGTATCAGGTATATCTTTCCTGCCATTTAGTGACCATACATATGCTCAAGCACCATACCAAGACATAGAGAGAGAAGAGTACTTAGAGTTGAGCCAACGGATGCCTAAGTCTATTGATTGGTCTAAGTTAGCAGACTATGAGAAGGAAGATACAACTAGTGGTGGTAGAGAATTAGCTTGCACAGCAGATGCGTGTGAGATGGTTGACATACAAGCTAGTTAATGATAGAAGGTAGTGAATTACTTTGGTGGCAATGGTGGTTATTAATAGCCATTTCCATCAACACTACAATAAACTTAATTGTGTTCTTTAAAGGTAGAAAGCTACATATAAGAGAACTATTACACTTAAAGCCTAAGAGAAAGGGAATTACAAATGGAAAACCTAGCACCAAGTAAAGAGAACAGAAAAAAGTTTGACATAGACCTAGAGTATGGTAAAGTAAGAGAGAAACAAGTAGCAGAGATGCTACAGGATAAGAAGATAGAAGTCAAAAGTGAGAGAGGTATGTGGCAGAAAACAGGTAACATAGCTATTGAGTTTGAAAGCTATGGTAAACCTAGTGGAATAGCCGCTACTGAATCTGACTATTGGTTTCATAATCTGTGTGTAGGAGAGGAGACATTCTGCACATTAGTCTTTGATGTCAAGAGTTTAAAAAAGATTATTGACAAGCTTGACACAAAGAAATGGGTAGCAGGGGGAGACAACAAAGCAAGTAAGATGTACTTAGTTAGCTTACAGAAGTTGTTCTCGTCTGATGTTATCAAAACATTTAAGGGAGTTGAAGCATGAGAGAAATGATATTACAAGCATTAAAGACTAAACTACTAGGAGAAATGAATGGTCACATAGCTAACATAGAAGTTATGATGACCAATCCTGTTGGGGTGGGAGACCACCCTACTATAATTGATACTATAGATAAAGAACTCGCCGCATTAGAAAATGCTAATGGTAAACTAAACGTACTAGTAAAGTACTTTGAAAGGAGACAAGAGGATGCAACACAGAAAGAAAAGGAATCCAAATCTAAGTAAGTATGATGCTCCCTTACGAATACAATTCGAGAGGGGTTTCAATGCTTTCAAGGGTAGACAGTATGTAAAAACTGTCAGAGGTAATAAGGTTATTATGACAGAGAATCCTTATAACTCTAACACCATGCAGTCACGAGAGTGGTCACGTGGTTATAACTCTGCATATGCACAGCAATTAAAGAAGGTGAAGAATGTTGAAGCTAGAAGAAGAAGCGAAGAAGTACATGCAGAATAACATAGTTACAGCAGAAGTAATGACTGCTGACTTTTATGAAGCACGAGCAAAAAGCACAGCTATCTTTCCAAAAGAAAAAGCCTTAGAGTATTTAGCTCTAGGCTTAACAAG